AAATAGAAGTATATTAACGACCACATCATACTCCACAAAAACGCGGAGGACACAGAGAATTATTTTATTTTTTAAAATTCCGCGTGGGTAATTAGCCGAATTGGGGGCTGCCGCCAGTCCCCTATTAACAGTATTCAATAACCCGATTTGTTTGGTTAAGGTTGTATCATTAGCTTCACCAAATAAATCTGATGGACCAAAAAACCGCCGTAGATGGGCCAGTTCATCATATGGAACAACCATTGTAAACCCAGTCATAAATCTAAACCGTACAAAAACAGTATCTGCAGCTTCTAAAAATTCACAATCAGCATAATTAATGGGATAATATCCCGTTATTTCCCCAGTAAGAGAATCTCTTCGAATGTATATAAATACATTGTTATCATTTGCCCATAGAGTTATCACCTTATAGAGAAATTCAAAAGCATTCATGTACTCATTTGGCGCAGTATCAAGAAGGTTCTGAATATTCTTTTTACCCGGGAGTGGTTTCCCATCGACCTTGCGTATAACTTTAGGCTTTAGCTTTGCTCCATTTTCAGCAATAGTATCTACACATATCCTGACAAAAAGATTTTGATAATTTTTTGCATCAGCTGCCGAAAGCAAATTTACTGAATTGTTCAAAGTCATAAACTGCTGATATTCTCTGATAATATCGCCTTGAGTAGGGTTTTTATTAAATATCTGTTTAAACATATTCCGAAAAATCATCTTGTTACCTCACAGTGTCATATTATGGTATTCCTGAAGGTGTCTTTCTAAGACCACATAAGCATCCAGTAAACTTGCTGTACCATCTATGCGACGTAGTTGATTGATTTTAAGCGGTTGTATGTTACCGTTTTTATCAATGTCTACCGCAGTATTCGTCAAGCACCATTTTAAAATAGGATTATTATTATAAATTATCTTCTTTGCCGCCAAGTCAGCGCCCATGTTTTTCATTGGGCTTGAAAGTGTCTTCTTCCCTTGTATTACTGGTTCCATAGCCTGCTTTCCAAAACACGTTTGCATTTCTTCAACCCAATAAGGAGAAGACCACGAATCATAACCGCACCACAGCATATTCATTTTGTAAGCTCTCTGAACTTCCATAAACCACGCAGTAACATCTTTGTAATGAACCCTATTGCCGGCAGAAAATCTCATAAATTCTTGTTCCAGCCAAACATCGTATATTTTACGTTCCTTTTGGGTACGTTCTTCATAAACAGCTTGGGGAATCCAGTACATTTGCAGAACATACAGAGGTCCATTTATCATTTTCTTGAAAATAGCACTAGCACAAGTCAAATCAGTTGTTGCCGATAAATCTACACCGCCAATAAAATACCTTGGCGCCAATTCACTAATATCGAATTTTTCTTCGTTATTGATCTGCTCAAACGTAAGCCATGCTGTATTACTGGTTTCACGGATGTTAAAGTCTTTGCATAACAGATTTTTTATCAGTGTAGGATTATGCTGTGCTTTTTTGACCTTATCTTCAATTTGCTCTAAGCTTTTTATACTTCCCAGACCAGGGTTAGCTTTTATCCAACATTCAGGCTTTTCCCATTCGTCCCGTCTGTCTAATTCATAGACAACCATCAATGTTCTTTCATCCTGATAAACACCATCATCATAACCATTGATAATATCCTGAGCTTCGCTGTATTTTTGATCAAAGATCCCTTCTCTGACGGTGCCGGCTGTAGAAATAATCAGACAAAGCGGTTGTTCTCTAGCGCTCATACCGTCAACCAATACGTCATATAAATTTTTATCTTCAATGGCGTGTAGTTCGTCGATTATTGCACAATGCAAATTAAGGCCGTCCAAAGTATTACTTTCGCTGGACAATGGCTTAAAACTACCGTCGTTATATTCAGTTTTAATTTCACTAACAAGACATTTAGCACGTTTACGCAATGCTGGAGATTTTTTGACCATATTTCTAGCTTCTGTCCATACAACTTTCGCCTGATCTTTTTTGGTCGCCGCCGAAACCACATCAGGTCCCGGCTCCTTATCTGCAAACAGCATATAATTGCCAATACCACTACCTAATGTCGATTTTCCATTTTTTCTGGCCACGATCAGCATTGATTCGCGATATTTTCTAAGCCCTGTCACCTTATGAACAAATCCAAATGTTGCTGCTAAATATGCTTTTTGCCATAATTCTAATTTGAGAAGCTTGCCGCCACCCTTACCCTTGCTTTGCCGGCAATAAATTTCTATAAACCCTATAGCTTTATTTGCTCTTATTGGTTCATAGCGCCAACAGCTTTCGCTGTCTTCTATATCAGCCACAAGTTTTTGATAAACCCGCCGCACTTTTTTGCAGACCGTTATTTTTCCAGAATCAATTTGCTGCCAGTATTCAAGTATCGGATTCCCATAATCAGGAACCTTTACGCTCTTACATGTCGCAATAGCCATCGAAACCATCGTCCTTATCGTCAGCGCTTGGATTTGTACGATCTACAAAATCAGAAAGTTGTTTCATCAACGTCTGATAATTTTTATTAAGGCTATTATACATGCGAGCTGTCGGTCGTTCACGTTCATAAGGCGGAGCATTAGCTGATTGACTAAACATTTCAGTAAAGCCATTTTCATTAAGATCTTTCTCCATATCTTCAAGTTGACATTTCATAAAAGCAGCCCGTTTTATTAAGCCAGCAAGGTAAGATATTTCATTTTCGGATTTTCCCACAAAAATTTTATTCAATCTTGTAACTTCTTTCCTTATACGGGCCGAAATTTTGCTATCTTTTTCTTATGCTTTAATGATCAGACCGCTGATATTTCCATAAGCGGCTGCTTCTTCCACAGAAAGTACTGCCTTACGGTATACCGGTATAGTTTCTTTAATTGCCGCCATATCTAAGCCTCCTTATTCATTATTTCTGGCTTCCAAATCAATGCCCCTAAAATGTAATCCATCTTCTGTTATTTCATAGCGCAGAATATCGCCTATACGAATGTCGTAAATCTTTATATTGAAAAAATACCAATGATCTATATGACGACTGCGGAGCTTTATTGGCTTATCAAAAAAGACTTCATAAACATCCCCTGGCGATTCAATTATCTTGGCAACTTTAGCTGTTAAAAATTGCTTTTCGGATCCACATCCAATATATTTTTTTGCAAATTCTTCTTCAGTCATATTTTTTGTAATATTAATCATTTTGTTTAAAGCCTGTACCTGCTTTTTAGTAAATCTATTATTTTTATTCATGGTATATCCCTCTTTCAAAGTTGATATACCAGTCAAAGCTGTGTTATAATGTTCTCGTCAGCTTCGGCTGGCTGGAAGAAACACTCGCTTAACTTTCCACGGTCGGCGGGTGTTTCTTTTTTGTTGCGCTATTTTAAAACAGCGGCAAATTTAGCTACAATGTATACAAATGCTATGACAGCGACAGCTGTTATCGAAGTTTTTAATGTTTCGATGTCTGATATCAGTTCATTTATTCTATATGGTAACCTTTCAGCCTCATACTTTTCGTCTATTTCCTGCAGTTCGAGTAGGAATAGCTGGCGACGTGATCTTACATTTAACTCATATTTATCCATAATTGCCGCTATTTCATTACGAACTCCTGGTGGAAGTGGTGGTGGTATTAAATATCCTCTGTTCATTCTTTTACCTTTCAATGCGCACATTCTTACATTTTAAGTAAGTTTTTGTGCAAAAAAAATTTTCCCAGCAGTATCTTGGTCAATATCAAGAGCAGAAATGAGTTTATTCATAACTGTACTTGACGGATATTTTTTATTATTCAAAACATTACTCAATACATTGCGGTTAATTCCAGACTGGCGGGACAACTCCATCTGGGACTTTATTTTTTTCTTGATCATAATGATTTTAATGGCATCAGTATCAACAACATATTCATTCATTTTCTTCTCTCCTTTCTTACATTCTATGTAAGTATAATATCGCTAATCTGTTTTAATGTCAATACATTTTATGTAAGTTTTTGTTTGTTTCTCCTTTTTTCTCTTGCAGATTGTGCAAAATATTGGTATAATTGCACTAAAAGGAGGCTGCTGCAATGAAGCTTGGAGAAAGAATAAAATCATACAGATCAACTAAAAAACTCACACTAAAAGATATTGCTTCACACTTGGGAGTTTCAGAAGCTACAGCCCAAAGGTACGAATCTGGGAAAATAACAACTATTGATTACGAGAAAATAATATTATTATCAAAACTTTTTGATTGTTCACCTTCCGAACTTATGGGTTGGGATAAAAATAATGATACTTCCTTAGTGTTGGCAAACGATGAAAAACTCTTCCTAGAAAAATTCAGGAAATTAAGCCATGATGATCAGATGCTTCTCTTTGGAATCATGGACAGCTTTATAGATGCAAGAAAATCTGCTAATCTGCCCGCAACGGGCACAAAATAAGGGGGTTTTATTAAGTGAATACTCTTAATGACGAAGAACGCTCTATTATCAACCTACTGCGATCATTACCACATGATGAATTTTTGAATGCAGTAGGTTACCTAAACGGACTTATTTTTAAAAATGCGGAGATTATCGGCTGCGAGGGTCGACGCCGGGAAATGTAACTCGTTCGCATACAACTCGTACTAAAGTGTTACATTTCCCTTCTCCTAACAAATAAATAAAAAGAGACCCAGATTAAATCCGGGCCATGAGGGAAATGAAATATAATTTTTTGACGCCGTCACTTGTGACGGCGTTCTCACGATATATATACTAACACAGACTGAATTTTTGTTCTTTTTCTTTAGTTTTATTATTCTTTAGAAAATTTTTATAACTAATCTGCAGAAAATAAAATTCTAAATATCATATAAGAAAACTCTAAATTTTTATTTGACATCATACAAATCGTGCTATATAATACGGGTAGATGAAACGACCATTCTACGCGAATGGCCTTGCCCACTACCTTAACCGGTAGTGGGTTTTTTATTTTAGGAGGTTTACATTTTGGGCATTTTAATATTTGACAAGCCATTTAAAAGCTTCGAGGAACAAATAGATATCTTAGAAAACAAATATAATTTATATATCGAAGATAAAGATATGGCTTTATCTGCACTGAAATCTTTAACATACTACGATCTTATCAATGGGTATAAAGAATGTTTCATCACTAATGATAAATTTGAACCAGGAATTTCATTAGGTTTTTTACATATATTTGCCCAAATTGATAGACATATCCAATCTACCATTTTTAAATATAGTACTATTGTCGAAAATTCTTACAAATCTAAATTGGCTTATGTGCTCGCCAAAAATTTTGGTGTTTGCGAACATGATTACCTAGATCCAGATAATTATTTTAGAACTAATAACAAAATTTCTTTTTCAAGGATCCAAAAGGCTTGCATTTCTATTTACGATGGTTCCAAGCCTATACCTCAGCCAACTAAGCATTATGTAGAAAAACATAACCACATACCCCCTTGGATATTATTTAAAAATCTTTCTTTCAGCAACGCAATTAACTTTTTTCAATTATTAAAATCTCAAGAAAAGCACGAGGTAGCCGACCTTTTAATTCCTGATAAAAATTTAGACTACTACAAAAAAGTAGAATTTATCATAGCTTCTTTAAATATTATTAGGAACTTTAGAAATAAAATGGCACATAATTTAAAGTTCATCACTTATAAAAGCCATTTTCATTCTTTGGATCCAAAAACTATTCTACATCTGTTGCCTCCAGGTCTTTTACATTGGAAAGACATTCGACAAAACAAAATAGGTTTAAATGATATTTACGGAGATATACTTTGTATTCTGATACTGCTAGATGATGAATATTTGCAAACTTCTATGCTGGCTGATTTTATAATATCATTTAATAAAATGGATAATGGTAAATCTACACCTATGAAGTTGGTAAAGACGAAATACTTTTCTATAACAAGATTACCGCCAGATATTGCAAAAAGATTCACCGCTCTTTACGAAGCAAAACTTAAATTGTTAAACCTGTGACGTTAATATTTTGACTTTCTAAATATTTGCCCTTTATCACAATAATATCATTCCAACTATAAAAAAGAGGTGGTGAAATTATGCCTACAAAAAGAAAAGACGGTCGCCTGCAAACAAGCGTCACCGTCGAAAATCCTATTACCGGAGAAAAGAAGAAAGTATATGTCTATGGTTATGACCTGTCTGAATTGGAAGCAGAAAAGTACCGTATCCAAAACGCATCCATTGAAGAGTTTCTCAATGTTTCTACATTTCATTCATGGTGCGATGAATTTTTACGCATCAAACGTGAAGATGAAAAACTGGAAGAATCTACTCTATATTCCTACAAGCTGCAGATCAACAAACATCTTCTTTCTAAAATTCCTCCATCTACACCAATAGCCAAAATAACTCCCGCCTGGTGCCGCCAGCTCCTGCGTGGCATTCCTGGTGAACGTGCACGTCTTGGCGTTTATGTGCTGCTCAAATCCATCTTTGAAGAAGCGATTGTTAATCAGCTGCTTGCAGATAATCCTATGCGGTTCATCAAGAAGCCTAAATATTCAACCCCGGCGCGCAGTATTGTTACACCAGATATATATCAAATGGTAATGGATGATGTATCTGGGACCCAATATGAATATATTTATAAATTCGCCTGGGATACCGGTATGCGACGCGGCGAAATTTGCGCTGTACGCCTTTCTCATATCGACCTTGATAATTTATATGTCCATGTACAAAAAGGACGCAAGAGAGGGGAAAACGGCGAATATGAAGGGGCTCCAAAGAGTGATAATGGTGTAAGAGATTTAAAAATATCAGAAGCAGCCGCTGCCAATATCGCTACCTGGATCAAAATTTTACGCCGCATACTTTTTAAAGCCGGCTTGCCCTGGGAAGATGACGGTTATTTATTCCGTTCTGAACGTGATTTGTCTAAACCATTGCCACTTAGTAGCATCACTCATAAATTTTCTGATCAAAAGGAACAGCTACATCTCCCTGCAAACGTTTCTTTTCACAGTTTCCGCCATACACATGCAACGATAATGGCCGAACAGAACCTTTCGCCGAAACAGATTCAATTACGCATGGGCCATTATTCGGCAGCATTTTCTTACGATACCTACGTTCATGCTACAAACAAGCTGCAGGAAGGCATTGTTTCTGCGTTTGATAAAGCCGCCAAGGATTATGGTCGCTAA